CTGCACTTAAAACATCTATAGCTAATTGGCTTAACAGAAGTGATTTAACTTCTGAAATAGCTAATGACTTTATTAAATTAACTGAAGCTGACTTTAATGCTAAGTTAAGAATAAGACAAATGGAACAGAATGATGCTATCACTATTGATGCTGAAACAGTAACAGTACCTACAGGATTTATTGGTGTTAGATCTTTTTATATTCTTTCAGGTAGTACAAAATATCATTTAAATTATATTACACCTTCTAACTTAATATCTATCAAAGGTGGTTCTACAGCAGGTATGCCTAGAACTTATACTATTGAATCAGATAATGGTACAGAAAGTTTTAGATTTGCACCACAACCAGATACTTCATATACTGGTTATCTACAATACTACAAAGCTTTTAACAGTTTATCAGATTCTAATACAACTAATTATATTTTAACTAATCATCCAGCTATATATTTATATGGAGCATTATATCATGCTGCTAACTTCTTAGGTGGTATTGAGCCTAATCAAGCTCAACAATGGTTAGGCATGTATTCAGCAGCTATGGAAAGATGCGAAAATAATGATCAACAAGATTCTTATGGTGGTGCACCAGTAGTACAAAGAACAGATATAGGAACAGATTTATCTTTTTATAGAAGAAAATAATTATGCAAATACCTTTTGGAGAATGGTTGCCTGATCAACCTCAACATATGAATCCTGGAGCTAATGTAGCTACTAATGTTTATTATGCTTTAAATTCTTATAAAAGATTTCCTTCATTGGTAGACTATTCATCTAATACATTAGGTAGCGATAGTAGAGGAGCAGGATCTTTTAGAGATAATGCTAATAATGTTTATAACTTTGTAGCAAGTAATACAGATATATATCAATTAGATGGTGGTACATTTACTTCAAGAAAAGGAAGCTTAACTGGAGATAATACAGATTTTTGGACTTTTACACAATTTGGTAACTATGTAATTGCAAGTAATGGTGTTGATAATCCTCAATATTATTTAATGGGTACATCAACTAATTTTGCAGATTTATCTGGAATTGTTACTTCAGGTACATTACCAAACTTTAGAGTTAGTGGTGTAATTAGAGATTTTTTAGTTACTGGTAACTTGACAACAGGATCTAACACAATACAATGGTCTGGAATTAATGATATATCAGAATGGAATCCAGGAAGTAAACAATCAGATTCTCAAAATCTTCCAGGTTCAGGTGGTCAAATTGTACATATTACTTCTGGAGAAATTGGATATGTATTTAGACAAAACCAAATAATCCGAATGGACTATGTTGGTGGTGCAACAGTATTTAGACTTTCAGTTATTTCACCTAACAGAGGAGCTGTTTATGGACGAACTGTATGTCAGGATAATCGTAGGGTATTCTTTTATGCTGATGATGGTTTTTTTGAAATCAATGGAGATAATATAATTTCTATTGGTGCAGAAAAAGTAAATAGATTTTTTGATACAGATTTAAACAAAGCATTTAGTGATAGAATATGTGCTGCTGTTGATCCATTTAATCAATTAGCATTATGGTTATATCCTAGTTCAAATAATACTAGCAATACTACTGGTATATGTGATAGAATTTTAATTTATAACTATGCTACTAAAAAATGGTCATTAGCTAATACAAATGCTAGTACAATCTTTAGTCAGTTTGTAGGAGCATATACAGTAGAATTAATGGATATTATATCTCAGAATTTAGATCAGATTAATATTGCATTAGATACAGATTTTTGGAATGGTGGACAATTATTATTAGGAGCTATTGATAATAATTATAAAGCTGCAATTTTCTCTGGAACTGCAAATGAAGGTGAAATAGAAACTTCAGAAGTAGAATTGTTTCCAGGTTTTAGAAGTAATGTACAAAGCATTAGACCTATTGTTGATGCAGAAGCTACAATTACTATTAAAACTAGAGATAAACTTGCAGATACAGAAACAGAATCATCATCTATTAGTATGAACTCTACAGGAATAAATCCTGTTAGACAATCTGGTAGATATGTTAAAGTTAATGTTAAAACACCTAGTGGTGTAGCATGGTCAGATGCTCAAGGCATTGACCTAATTGCATCAAGAGCTGGATTAAGATGACAGATAAAACAGATATTGATAATGTACGTTATAGTTTTGAAACACAAGAGTTTTTTCAAAGACAAATTGAAGAAGCTATTAACGCATTAATAAATGAAAAAAACCAAGAAAACAATAAAGCATATGCTTGGTTTATGGGAGATTAAATGGCAGGTATAAAAGATTATTCAACAACACAAGCTAATAACACAGATCTTAATGGTATAAGTGTAGCAGAAGGTATGTTACCTTCAAATCTTAACAATGCTATTAGAGCATTGATGAAGAATACTAGAGAATGGTACAATGATTCTCAATGGGTTATTTATGGTGATGGTGATGGAGCTTACACTTCAGCTTATGCTAGTGCAACTTCATTTACAATAGCTGGTGTAGACGTAACATCTGTCTATCATGCTAATCGTAGAATTAAAGCAGTAGGATCTACTACTGGTACAATATATGGAACAATTAGTTCTTCAACATTTTCAACAGATACAACAGTTAATGTAACTTGGGATTCAGGATCTTTAGTAAGCGAATCTTTAGAAATTTATATTGGTGGACTTACAGCAACTAATAGCTCAATACCAGAAGGTATTATTGCTACTGCAACTTTAGCAGATGGATCTGTTACTACAGTTAAATTAGCAGATAATTCTGTAAGCACAGCTAAAATTATTGATAGTTCTGTAACAGCAGCTAAGTTAGATTCTAACTCAGTTACTGAAGGTAAAATAAATGCTGGTGCAGTAACTACTACTAAATTAAGTGATGGAGCTATAACTACAGTTAAAATTGCAGATGATAATGTAACTACTGCTAAAATAGCAGATTTAAATATTACTACAGCAAAGATAGCAGCTGATGCTGTTAATGGTTCTAAAATTTCTGATGATAGTATTGATAGTGAACATTATGTTGATGGATCTATAGACACAGCTCATATTGCAGATTCACAAATTACAACAGCTAAAATAGCTGACAGTAATATTACAACTGCTAAAATTAATAATGATGCAGTAACTGCCGACAAAATAGCAGATGCAGTTATTGTAACTAATGCTGAGGCTTCAGCTCATACACCAGATGATACTACATTTTTTACTACATCAGCTTCTGATGGAAGATACTTTAGACAAGACAGTTCTGAAACTATATCATCAGGAGATACTTGGAGTGCTTCTGATTCTTATATAGCAACAACTGCTGCAATAGATGCTAGAGTTACTGACCTTGTAGATGATGTTGGTGGTTTTGTAGCTATTACTAATGAAACAAGTTTCCCTACAACCAATCCAGATATTAATGATGGAGCTGGTACTATTATTAGTATTTCAGCTATTGGATCTACAAGAACACCTACAGCAGGAACTGTAACTATTGCTAATGGTTCTGGATCAAATACAGTAACAATTACTGGATGTGGATCTACAGTTTTAACTGCTGGTTATGGTTTATTAGTAGAAACAACTACAACTTTACATACTTATACTTTTCATAGATTAGTACCAAAAGCGACTGAAGTTACAACTGTAGCTTCTATATCTTCTGATATTACAACTGTTGCTGCCAATGATTCTAACATTACAAGTGTTGCAGGAAATGCAACCGATATTTCTACAGTAGCTGGTATTTCAGCTGATGTTACAAGTGTAGCAGGAATTACTGCTGACGTAACTGCTGTTGCTGGTGATGCAACTGATATTGGAATTGTAGCTACAGATATTGCTGACGTTTCAACAGTAGCAGGATCTATTGCAAATGTTAATAACGTAGGTGGATCAATAACTAATGTTAATACAGTAGCTTCTAATTTAAGTGATGTTAATAACTTTGCAGAAACATATAGAATTTCAGCAACTGCACCAACTACAAGTTTAGATGTTGGAGATTTGTGGTTTGATACTACAAACAATGTAATGAAAGTTTATGGATCTGGTGGATTCGTAACAGCTGCAAGTGCTGTAAATGGTACAGCTGATAGATTTAAATATACTGCTTCAGCAGCTCAAACTACTTTTTCTGGTGCTGATGACAATACAAATACCCTTGCTTATGATGCAGGGTTTATAGATGTCTACCTAAATGGTATTCGTCTTGTAAATACAGTTGATTTTACTGCAACTTCTGGTACTTCTGTTGTATTAACTTCAGGTGCAAATGCATCAGATATATTAGAAATAGTTGCTTATGGAACATTCCAATTAGCAAACTTTAGTATTAATGATGCTAATGATGTTTCAACATCTGGTGTTGCAGATGGACAAGTTTTAACATATAATTCTAGTGCTGGACAATTCCAACCAGGAAATGCTAGTAGTGCAGAAGTATATGGGTTTAATAAAGATTCAAATGGAAACCTAATTGTGACCACTACAGATGGTGGTAATGATAACATATCAAGTGCAACTTATGCCACATTTGATGATGTTTTATTTAGTGCTTCAGGATTTACCTTTAGCATTGTAAATGGCGAACTAATAGCTACAATTTAAGGAGAAAATAATTATGGCTACAATTAACATAGGCAGTATTAAGTTCAAATGGCAAGGAGCTTATGCTGGTGGAACAGCTTATACAGTAGATGACGTTGTATCTTACAATGGTTCTTCTTACATTTGTATCTTAGCTAGTACAGGAAACTTGCCAACTAATGCTACTTACTGGGAGCAAATGTCTTCAGCTGGTACTAATGGTACTGATGGAACAGATTTAGGAACAACATTAACTACACAAGGTGACTTGGTTTATCGTGATGGTTCTGGTCTTGCTAGACTTGGTGCAGGAACAAGTGGTCAAGCATTAATCACAAATGGTACAGGTGCAAATCCTTCGTGGGGTACAATTTCATCTGGTACTTATTCAGTACATAAAATAGAAAAATATAGTTATGCTACTACAGTTGCAGGTGCTGGATACCAAACTTACCACGATATTGCAGGTGGAAATTATTTAACATTTAATCCAACAAGCACAGATGATTTTGTTTTCTTTTCTGGGTTTAGTAATCTTCAAGATACTAGTGCAGCTTCTGGTGGTACTGTTTATGTAAATTATGGAACAAGCACTACTTTAGGTAGTAGTGATACAAAAGTACAATTTCATGGAACACACTCAAATTATACTGGAAGTGTAGGTGACTTTTATAGAACAGTTTATAATAATTGTATATTAGCTTGTACTGGTTTATCTGTAGGAACAAATTACTATGCAGAATTAGCAGGTGCTACACACAATCCTTCTACTACTACAGATTTTAATCATGATGTTAGTGATAGAACAAGTGATGGACAACATGGATTAATGTTAATTCATTATAAGAAAAATTAATAGGAGTTAAATAATATGGAAAAATCAATTACAATGAAATATGCCGAAGCAATTACAAGTATTAATCCTAATTTTAATGGTACAATTAGTGGCAATATCGAACAAGAATTAGTAATTAATTGGAATGGTCATGATGAAATTTCTGTTGCAGATATTCAAGCTAAAATTACAGAAATGGAAACTGCTGAAACTAATAAAGAAAACCAAAAAGCTACAGACAAAGCTAATGGCAATCAAAAGCTATTAGACTTGGGATTAACACAAGCTGAAGCAACTGCATTAACTGGTTATACACCACCTGTTGCTGAATAATTAAAATCGTAGGAGAAACTTAATATGACAAAAGCTAGAGATATAGCTGACTTGCTGTCTACAGCAAATGGCAAGATAGCAGGAGAAAATCTTGATGTATCTTTTGAAAACATTACCGATACTGGTACTGAAGGTACTAGAGT